GACGGGCGCGATTCTTGCAACGGCTTGCCTGTTTGCGCTCGAGGTGCTTCGGGTCAATGGATTTAAGTTCTAGAAAGGCCACTCGATGAAATACGAACTACACCACGGCGATTGCCTCGACGTACTCAAGACCCTTGCGGATTGCTCGGTCGATGCGATTGTTACCGATCCTCCTTATGGGCTATCGTTCATGGGGAAGCGTTGGGATTACGACGTACCCACCGAAGCGGTTTGGGTCGAATGCCTTCGCGTTCTCAAGCCGGGAGGCCACTTGCTGGCCTTTGCGGGGACAAGGACGCAACACAGGATGGCCGTAAGGATCGAGGACGCGGGCTTTGAAATCCGCGATATGATCGCCTGGGTTTACGGGTCAGGTTTCCCAAAATCTATGGATATCAGTAAGCAACTCGACAAGATTGACGCAAGCCAAGAGCAAGAAAAAAGGCGGCTTAGGTTTACTCAGTGGGTTCGATCAACAGGCGTAACGTCTCGACAGATCGACGAAGCTACGGGAACCAACATGGGAGGCCATTACACGACAGCGGCAAGCCAACCGGCGATTATGACGCGAGAGCATCTCGAAGCGTGTCGCGGGCTATTTGGCAGCTTTCCTGAGTGGGTAGAGCAAGAGGCCGACATTCGCAGCGTGGAATCGAAAAACTTTGCAGAGCGTGAGGTTGTCGGTCGCAGTGAAAACGGCATCGCAGGCGGAACAGGGAAGCACGCAGGGCAGGAGGGAGCATACGGCTTTAGCTCCGAGTTCGACCTTACCGCCCCCGCTACCGAAGCCGCTAAGCAATGGGAAGGATGGGGAACCGCCCTCAAGCCTGCCCTAGAGCCGATTACACTAGCCCGCAAGCCCCTCATCGGCACAGTCGCAGCCAACGTACTCGAACACGGGACCGGCGGGCTGAATATCGATGGGTGTAGGGTGGGGCATAACGAGGACTGTCGAATGATGGCGCCATCCCAAGCAAACATTGACAACCCCAGCGACAAGTGCCGCCAAGCTGGTAGGCGTGAAGCTATCCTGGAATTGAAACCCGAGGGCCGCTGGCCTGCTAACTTCATCCACGATGGCAGCGAGCAAGTGCTGGCGTTGTTTCCTTCGGAGGCTGGCGGCGGGTACGGGGTTCGCGGCAAAGGCGGTTCAACTTACGCCAACGGCGAAGGGTTTGCAAACACGCTAAGCGAAACCGGCCAGGCCGTAGGCTACGGCGACACCGGCAGCGCAGCACGATTTTTTTACTGCGCTAAAGCAAGCCGCGACGACCGGGACGAAGGGTGCGGGGCGTTGGAAGAAAAGCGGTGCGGATCGATGCAAGCGACCGAAGAAAGTTCTATGCTCACTAGCGCAGGCAACGAAAGAACAACACAGCGAAGGAACACGCATAGTACGGTCAAACCCTTCGACCTAATGCGTTACCTATGCAGGCTTATCACACCGCCAAACGGCATCGTCTTAGACCCCTTCACGGGCTCAGGATCGACTGGCAAGGCAGCGATGGCAGAAGGCTTTCGGTTTATCGGCATCGAACGCGAAGCCGAATACATCGAGATTGCTCGGGCTAGAATTTCCGCCGAGGCTGAGAAGCCAAGGCAATTGAGTTTATTTTGACCCCAAAGAGGCTGGTCCACCTCGGCAAAGGTGCTTGCTGTCTACTGGCAAGAATCCCGCGAAGAGGAATTTCCTCACGGACTGGTGCGCGGTACGTGCCGGGTTTAATCGGCCCAAACGACCGTCGGTAAGCCTATCGCTTGCCCCAGGGTCGCTCGTTCGAGAGGGCGGGCGGCTCTTTTACGCTCCGAGTGGGGCGGTTTTAACTTGAAAGGAAATATGATGGCAGAATCGAAATTTACTCCGGGGCCGTGGGAAGTACACGGGCCGACCGAAGAGGGCAACGCGTCTCGGCGAGTGTTCGCAGGAACCACTTACCTCGGGACGGTGACGAATTCAGACATGGACCCCGAAGAAATCGCGGCTAACGCCGAACTTATGGCCGAAGCCCCAAGGATACTGGAGGTGCTAAGGCGGGTGCTGGAGCATTCGCACATTGACCAAAGCTGGTTGACGCTCGATGAAGCCGAAAAGGCTCACGCAGAGGCCTATAAGCTTCTCGAAAAGCACGGCGGCTAGACTTCCGCTAAACAGCGTATTCCCAAGGATTCAACAATGGCTAAAATGATTGCGTCGGTGTGGCAGCCAGACAAGAAACACAAACCCCCTCGGTGCATCTTTGCGCGATCTAGCGCACTGGCTGCCACGCTTTTTGCATCGAGGGGGATTTTTTGGACAGGGACGCCAACATGAGCGGCAGCGACGACGGCAGCGGAAAGCGAAAAAGCCCTGGGGCAAAATCGCCTGGGTTCTGGTTCTTTACGGGCGATTGGCTCAAGGATCCTGAGTTACGGTTTTGTTCCATTTTTGCTCGGGGTTTGTTAGTCGATTTGCTTTGCTTCATGTTCGAGTCCAAGGAGCGGGGCTATCTGATTTGGCCGGACGGATCGCCAAGGTCAAACGAAGATATCGCCGACGCGGTTTCAGGCGGGGACCGTTCCGAGAAGGTAAAAGCGATTGAGGAGCTTGAGAAAAAAGGCGTTTTATCCAGGGATCCTAGGGGGGTTTTGTATTCTCGACGGATGGCTAGGCTCGGGGAGATTTCGCAAATGCGTAGCGAAGCGGGCAGCAAACCGAAATCAAAAACGGAACAAACGGCGAACAAACCTGGAACAAACAGCGAACAAAAACCGGGGGTTACGGTTTCGGATTCTGTTTCTGTTTCTGATCCGTTAGTTAAAACCCCCTTAATCCCCCAAGGGGGAGAAGCGGCGGATCCTTCAGGGGCAGACCAAAAACCGAAAGCGACCGAACCGCCCCCAGACGAGAAGCCAAAGCGCAAGCCCAAAGAGACCGTAGGCGAATTCCTCGTACCCCCAAGGCTAGACTCTCCCGAGATCCGAGAGGCCCTTGAGGCGTTCGAGCGAATGCGCGTTGACATTGGGCATAGGATCAAGGACCGATCTAGGTTGTGCTTAGGGTGGGATAAAGCCTACCGAGACAAAACGCACTTGCTCGATTGCATCCAGTTTGCGACAGCGAATGAGTACCAGGGCATCAAGCCAAGGTACATCGAACCAGAGCGAAGCCCAGCGACGGGCAAGCCGATCAAGCGTGAATCTGATTTACCGAAAGTAGACTCCAATTGGGAACCAGCATGAAGCTACACAGCCAACACATCGAAACAGCCAAAGCGATCGAGACGCAATTGATAGCCGGGGTGCTTCTCAGGCCAAAGGATTTCCACCAAGCATCGGGGATCGTAACACAGGATGATTTTTTGTCTCAGTCGATGGCCGACCTTTGGGGCGCGTTCCATGCGATGGCAAAATCAGGCGTCGAATTTTGGCGGGAATCGGTAATGCTTTCCGAGTTAATAAAGAGCGGCGTAATGGAAAAGATCGGCGGGCCAGCGATCTTAGGGGACTTGATTACTAAGACGACCCCCGGCCATGTTTTGTACCATGCCGAGGAGCTTGCGAAATGGGCAGAGCGTAGGCGGGTTGTGGTTGCCTTGGAGCTTGCGTTGGCAGAGGCCCAGGCATTATCCTTCGAGCCGGACGACGTTATCGGGTTCGCTCAACAGAAGCTAGCTAAGGCCAAGGGGACAGGCAGCGACGACATAGAGCAAATCGGGGAAATGATGTCGGCGTACCTTGGGGCCCTTGAGGACGCAAGATCAAGCAAGGTTCAATCCTCGGTGGTTCAAACGGGGTTTCGCGAACTCGATGAAGTGTTATCCGGTGGCATCCCGCTAGGGTCTTATGCAATCCTTGCGGCGCGGCCGTCGATCGGGAAATCGGCAATGGCTATGGATATCGCGCATCACGCAGCGGGCAGCGGGCATCCAAGCTTGTTCGTTTCGCTCGAAATGTCGAACCAGCAAATCAGCCAACGGCAATTCGTTCGAGATGCGAACATGCGAATAACGGAAATGCAAACGCTAAGCTACACCGACGAAAAGGTATTCGGGATGCTAAAGGCTTGCGACGACGCAAGGAAGCTACCTTTGTACGTTTGGCAGGCCAGCGGGGCTAACGTCGCTAGGATCGAATCTAGGCTACGTGCTGAGGTTGCCAAAAGAGGCATTAAACTAGCGGTTATTGATTACCTTGGGTTGATAAGGGCACAAGAGGGCAAATCGATCTATGAGCGAGTGACGATGATAAGCAACGACCTTGCCAGGATCAGTAAACAGCTAAACATTGCGTTGCTAGTGCTTTGCCAGCTAGGACGTCAAGCCGAAGGGGAGGTTCCAGGGATCAGCAACTTACGCGACTCAGGGGCAATCGAACAAGATGCGGATATCGTAATGCTCTTGCATCGAGAGAAGCGGGACAGCGAAACGGCTAGCCTGTTGCTTGAGAAGCAAAGGAATGGCAAGATCGCACAAATTACACTTAGCTTCAACGGGAAGCGATTTTCGGATGGTTTCATGCAGGCTAAGCCATTGCACGATAATTTCAACAACGGAGCGTATTAATGAACAAGCAGCAAATGCAAGACAGAGAACAATTTAGGCGGTACGCAGAGGCGGCTTTGGCAAGCATAAGGCTTACCGCCGACCTTTCATTCACCGATTGCGCAAATCAAGCATTCTTGCAAGCATCGGCAATGATGCGAGACGAGCAAAGATTTTTTGAGGCTTATCAACTGGAGGCTCTTTCGACCATTGTTGACGATGAGCGAATCAAGCATGAAGGAAAGTGACGACGAAAAGACCCGCAAACTCCAGGACAAAGTGTACTGGTTGGAATTGCGGGTAAAACTACTACAGGAACGAAACAAGGAGCTACGGCAATGGATCACGAAATTGACAAACAAGACGCACGAAGCATGGAGGGCGGGGAAGTGAAATGCAAAGTAGGCGATTTTGTCTGGGTTAAGTGCAAGGTGATTGAGCCATGCGAGAGCCTAATGAAAGTCACGCCGAGCGGCAACGATAACTGGTTTTGGGCTGGGAAAGGACAATGCCGACCCGTCGAGCCGTCCAACTCTCCGAAAATCCCGAATAGTTCGAGCGAGTCAATGCGGGCGGCGTTCGAGGCTGATTCGAATAAACGATACGGATGGAATCAAGGCTACTTCGGGCGCATCAAAAATCGATACTTCGATTCTTTTGTCGAGATGCTTTGGCAATCCTTCCAGGCCGGGGCAAAGTACCAATCGAGCCCCCTGGCCCCTAGCCCCTGCATGGATGGCGTGGATGCCGATCAGTTCATCGAGGGCGTAATGGAGGCAAGGGGGCGAACTAGCGACCCCATCAACCCTTCGCACTACAGGCAAGGTGGCATCGAGTGTATCGACGCGATGAAAGTGGCTTTAGGTGGCGGCTTTTCCGGCTACCTTCGCGGTAACACGATAAAGTACCTTTGGCGGTACGACAAGAAAAACGGCGTTGAAGATCTGAAAAAGGCTCGATGGTAT